AAGAAGAGAGGGACTCGCGCACACAGCTCAGGACTCTCACGAAATTTAAATGGTAGCGCGATGGAAAGGTCTAACAGGTGGTGTACGAGCCAAAGACAGGTAGGTCAAAGTTCGACCATCAGCGGCGAGCCAAGATTCTAGAGACCCTCGAACTCGGGGCGTCGATGGAAACGGCCGCCGCCTTGGCGCGTATCACCCCTGTAACCTTGTACCGGTGGCTCAATAAGGGGCAAGACGCGGCCCCTGAGAGCCAATATGGGAAGTTCTACCTGGACGTGCAGGAAGCGCGGTCGAAGCCTAAGGAGAGGGCGCTTCGAACCGTGGCCGCAGAGTTGGATAGCGACCCGGTGATGGCCTGGAAGTTCCTTGAACGTCGCGAAGAGGGTTTCTCACCCCCCTCCACGCGCTTCATTGGCCCAGCCTCGCCGGTCGTTATCCAGCTAACTTTCGCCAATGGTGGAGCCCTCCCTGGTTCAACGCCCGACGGGGACGACGACATTGTTGACGGTGAGGTGATCGAGGTTGGTGAGCCAGCCCAGCTCTCTTCGGGCCGCTAAGGTCCAGGTTCGCCTCCCACCACTTCACCCGCTCCAACAGGAAATTGCCGAGTCCGAGGCTCGATTCAAGGTCGTTGTCTGCGGACGCCAGTTCGGGAAGACCGCCTTGGGAGCCGTGATGGTGGTGGCGGGGGCCTCCAAGGGAGGCGACTACGGGTGGGTTGCGCCGAGCTTCCGCGTCGGTGAACTGGGCTGGCGAATGATCGTCAAACTGGCCCAACAGATTCCCGGTGTGAGCGTTCAAGAACGCCCGGTCTACCGGATGACGTTCCCGAGCGGTGGCACGATTCAGATGTGGTCGTCCGAGCACCCGGACTCACTTCGAGGCATGACGCTCAACGGCGTGGTGTTCGACGAGGCCGCGCTCGCCCGCCCCGAGGCGTGGCCGACGTTGCGGCCAACGCTGTCGGTCCGTAACGGCTGGGCGATGTTCATCTCGACGCCCAAGGGCCTCAACTGGTTCCACAAGCTGTACGAGGACGCGGCTCACATGAAATCGTGGCAGCGTTGGCGCATCCCGAGCCGCGAGAACCCTTACCTGCCGGACGACGATATCGAGCAGGCCAAGGCGGAGATGAGTTCGCTGCTGTTCTCGCAGGAGTACGAGGCGGAGTTTATCGCTGTCGGGACCGGCTTGTTCCAGTCGCAGTACTTGCAGCATTGGGACGCTCGGTGGGCCGGTGACGAACGGGTTTTCCAGCTGGGTACTCACACGGTCGCCGAAGAGGACTTGTCGAAGTTCACGTCCGTGGACCTCGCGTTCTCGCTGGCCGAAGGTGCCGACTACACGGTCCTGTCAACATGGGGCGTGAGCGAGCGGCAACACATCTTGCTGATTGACTGCGTGAGGGGCCGCTTTGAGGGCCCCGACCTCATCAAGCAGATGAACGGTGTCTTTGTCAAGCACGGCGGTTACTTGGTCGTGGAACGTGTAACGCGTTCGTTGACCATCATCCAGGAAGCAGAACGGATGGGGTTGCCGATCAAGGAAGTGAAGGCCGACAAGGACAAGATTGCCCGCGCCATCCCCGCCTCGACGCGGATGGAGCAGGGACGAATGTGGTTCCCGCCGACGACCACTCCGTGGTGGCGCGAGATTGAGGAAGAGATGCTCGCGTTCCCAGCCGGTGGTCACGACGACTTCGTAGACACGATGGCCTATGCGGTCCAGGAGGCGAGCGACGTCTCGTCTTACGCTGACCACAGATTGATGACAGTTTAGGAGACTGTTGATGTATGATATTAGCAATTACCGAAACCGGGGCAATAAATGCCTTCACAGCATTCATTTCAGCGGCGGCGCTGGTGCTGGTCGCGTTCATCGGACGTTGGCAACTGACTGGCCGTCAGGAAGCTAGGAAGGACAGCAAATATCTGCACGAAAAGCAAGAAGAGCTTGCTCAAGCTGTGCTGCCGTCCAACGGTCATGACACGTTGGGGGAAGCGATTGAGGGGTTGGAGAATCACCTGAATCGAATCGACGCACGCTTGATAGAGGGAGAGGGTCGATTCGCTCGTATCGAGGGAGACTTAGCGGCTCGTGGGCCCCGCATTGACAAGTTGGAGGAACGGTCGTCCGAGACGTTGAATCTGGTCGCAGAGAATCATTCGTTGTTCAAGAACTACATTGAAGCGTGGACGCCGCTCGCGGCGCGTGCCGTCGGTGAATGGGGGGCGGACGGAACGAAGCAGAAGCGCAAAGTCCGGAAAGAGGACAAGTAATGGTTTGGGTAGACATCAACGACGTGCTCAGAGCAGAAACCAGGGCTGAAACCGATTGGGCAGCGACCCACTTGCCTCAGACCTCCAAGGCCCCGCGCCGGTGGCGATTCAGTGACCCGCCTGTTCCGTGGGAAGAGGGAGCGAAGTTGCCGGACGAGACAGTTGAACATCAGGCTCTCCGTCTGGTAGACTCGGGGTACTCGCGTTACGCGGTGGCAGCGTTCATGCAGGTTGCGGTTAACACAGTCACGCACTACATCAAGAGGGAAAGGGCACGCATTGGCACTATTCCGTCGTAAGAGCAAGGAGGCGGTCGACGACCGGCCCCCCGCCACTCCACAGCCGGAATCGGTTGGCGAGAGTTATCCTCTCGTGACGGCCGAATTCCCGCGCTTCGACTCAGGCGGTCGGCCCATCGTGGAGTTCAGCCCCGAGACGCAGGCTGTCTTGCGGTTGGACGGAGTGCCAACCGACTTGGCGTGGGTCTACCGGTCGCAGCCTGGAGTCAGGCTGTGCGTGGACTTCTTGGCTGACAACATTGCCCATTGCAAGCTGAAGGTCTACCACCGCGAAACAGGTCCACACGGACTGGAACACGGAGAGCGACGGGAAGCCGACCTGAGTCACAGTCTGTACAAGCTCCTGATGAACCCCGCCCCCGGAGTCAGCGGCTTCGACTTCATCCGAGACACTATTGCCGACCTCGCCATTTACGGGAACGCGCATTGGGTCATCCGTCGGGCCGGGGACGCCAAGGCCCTCGTTCGGGTAATGCCGCCCTACGTGAGCGCACGCGGCGGGTCGCCGGTCAGCTCCCCCGACCTGTACATCGTGGACGTTGGAGGCGGGCCCGTCGATATTCCAGTTCGCGACATGACACACTTCCGAACCTACAACCCGTCCGACATCAGGGTTGGGACCTCCATTCTGGAGGCGCTGCGGGGCGTGCTGTCCGAAGAGAAGGCGATGTCACGTCACCGCCGCCACTACTGGGAAAATGCGGCTCGGATGGAAGGCTGGATTGGCCGACCCAAGGCCGCTGGCCGTTGGTCGCGTGCGCAGAGGCGCGAGTTCCGGGAAGACTGGCAGGCGGCGCATTCGGGCGCTTCGACGGCCGGAAAGACCGCCATCCTGGAAGACGACATGAAGTTGAATGCCTACTCCTTCTCGCCCAAGGATTCGGAGTTCATCGAGAGCCGGGAATGGGCCCTCGACCTGGTTGCCACGGCTTTCCACATCCCCCTCGCCGTACTTTCACGGAAGGACACGGCGACCTTCGCGTCGATGAAAGAGTTCCACACCATGGTCTACGTGGACACACTTGGGCCGTGGATGGCGCTCATGGAGAAGGCCATCAACGTGCAGCTGGTCCCGCTGTTCCGGGACCCCAGCCTATTCGTGGAGTTCAACATCGAAGAGAAGCTGCAGGGCGACTTCGAGTCAACGGCCATGGCGCTTCGTGCGGCAGGGCAGGTCCCCTACATGAGCCCGAACGACATGCGGCGAATCCGCAACCTCCCACGCATCGACGAAGAGTGGGCAGACCAGCCCGCTCGACCCGCAAACTACCGGTACGCGGGTGACCCGGAACCCGTGACGCGCTTGGCACCCACTCCCATCCAGACAACGGAAGAGGACCTAGCGGCGTTGGACAGGGAACAGGCGGCGCTTGACGCCATTCTAGAGGAAGGAAGTGGAAATGGACACGTTCGTGTCTGAGGAAGAGGCCGCGCAGTTCCGAGATTACATGGCGGACCCCTCCGCTCGGGCTGCGTTCGTGGAGTTCAAGGCTAGTGTCGCGCAGAACGGACAGGCGCGTCGCTACGAACACGTCCTGCGGGCCGTTGCCTCGCGTCCCTGGGCCATCGACGAACCGATGCTCGCGGTCATCGTCGATGTCCTCACCTTCCGGGCGTACGGTGGCCGTCTGACAGCTGAGGAAATCGAGGGCCGACTTGCGACGGCTCGCAGGACGCCTTCCAGTGAAGCGCCCAAGGGGGTAGCACGCATTCCCATTAGCGGCGTCATCATGCCAAAGGCGTCAGCGATGAGTGACATGAGCGGCGGAACCAGCGCTGAGGCGGTTGGCCAAGCCATCAGAGCCGCCACCGACAACCCCAACGTCAGCAGCATCGTTCTAGACATCGACTCGCCCGGTGGAGCCGTGGACGGCATCCCCGAGTTGGCCTCGCTGATTGCGCAGGCGAACACCATCAAGCCAGTCGTGGCCGTCGCCAACCATGAGGCCGCTTCTGCCGCCTACTGGCTAGCCAGCCAAGCCGGCCGAATCATCGCGAGCCCAAGTGCCCGCGTCGGTTCCATCGGCGTCATCTCCAAGCACGATGACGAGAGCGAACGCGCCCAGCGTGAAGGTGTCAAGACGACCCTGGTGAGCGCCGGTAGATTCAAGGCAGAGGGTTCGCCCTGGGAACCACTGAGCGAGGAAGCCAAGGTCCACCTGCAGTCGATGGTGGACGAGTTCTACGGCATGTTCGTGGAGGGGGTGGCGCGGGGCCGAGGCGTGAGCGCCGAGGCCGTGAAGGGCGGTTTTGGTGAGGGAAGAGTGGTAACTGCGAAGAACGCTCTCCAGCTTGGCATGATTGACGGCATCGGTACAATCGAAGCCGTCATCCAAGGCGAACTCGCCGCTGGACACGCCCGGGCGACAGCCACCGGGCCCCACCTGGTAGTCGCGACAGGTCCCGGGGCCGCTCCCGTCTTTGAGGGCGACGCCCCGGCTAGCCCCGTCGTCGACGGCCAGGATTCGTGGCCCGATGTTCGAGTTATGACGCCTGTGCGGATGGAAACGGCACCTGAGCCCGAACGGCTGGGGGACGGAACTCCGCAGGATGAGGAAATTGAACGTCTGCGGTTGGCAATCAACACCGACCCAGCAGAGGAATCCACGGTAATCGTGGAGGAAGTAGCCACTCCTGACGGTCAGGAAGTGGACCCGGAGATTCAGGCCTTGAAGGACGAGCTAGCCGTGCTCGGCCTGCCCGAGTAGGGAGCCAACAGGCGACCCGAGTGACAAAGGCAACATCGAACCCGAGAAGGGGGCGTGAAATGCCAGATACTGCCGAGCAGCCCGCGATGCTGGAGTATTTTCAGCAGGAGAAGGCGCTGCGGGTCAAGCGCTGCGAGGAGATTCTCGCTGGCGCACAGAAGGAGTTCCGCGGCATTACGGATGCGGAACGCGAGGAAATCAAGGGGCTCACGACTGAGGCCCATGATTTCAACGGCAAGATCAAGACGGAGATGGAGAACCGGCAGCTTGCGGCTTCCATCGCGGCCTTGGCTCCGAGTCCCGTCGGTGACGCTGAAGTGGCAACCGGCCGTTCGGCTAGCGGGAAGAGACTCACCATTGGTGACATCTTCGTGCAGTCGGACGCGTACAAGGCGCTCCGTAAGCGGGGCGTCGAGGGCAAGTTCAACATGGGGCCGGTTCAGCTGCCGGAGTTCGGCGCGGTCGCGGGCATCGTAACAGAAGGCGCCGGTGACAACGACGAGATGTTCCTCCCGCAGCGCATCCCCGGCATCCAGTTGCCGGTCGAGACGCCGTTGGGGCTGACCGAGTTGTTCGGTACGGCGACCATCTCCAGCGGGAACACGGTGCTCCTCGTCAAGGAGACTGTGACGACCAACGCGGCTGACATCGTTGCTGAGGCAGCGGAGAAGCCCGCGTCGGACATCCAGTTCAACACCGAGACGGCTACGCTGACCAAGATCGCAACCGTCATCAAGGTCTCGACAGAGATGCTTGAGGACGAGACGGCGATGGCGACGTACCTCAACTCGCGTCTGGCGACGTTCGTCCGCCAGCGCCGTGAGGACACGTTCGCCGTTCAGCTGCTCGCCCAGGCGGGGCAGTCGGCCATCGCAGCCGATGTTGGCGGCGAGAACCTGTTCGACGCCATCATCGCTGGTGCAGTGGACGTTCAGCGCTACGGTGGCCTTCCGGCCGATGCCGTCGCGATGACCATCCTGGACTGGGCAACGCTGATGGTCACGAAGGACGGAGTGAACGGCGGTTACTACAGCGGAGGCCCGTTCCAGGCTCCTGGGTCGCTGTTGTGGGGCCGCTACCGCATCGCCATCACCGAGCGTCTCGGCGACGGAAACGTCGTGGTTGGAGCGTTCGGTGCCGGTGGCACCATCTGGCGGAAGAGCGGAGGTGTCAGCGTCGAGGCGACCAACTCGAACGAGGACGACTTCCTCACCAACCTGACGGCCATCCGAGCAGAAGAGCGTGCGGTGCTGCACTTGCAGCGCCCCGACGCGTTCTCCATCGTCTCGGTCGAGTCGTAAGGGAACTAACACTGATGGGGGGACCTTCGGGTCCCCCCTGATGTGTAGGAAGGAGGCGACAATGCCGAAGGCGAAGTCCAAGGCCCAAGCCCGGTTCTTCGGGGCAGTCGCTGGCGGCAAGGTGCGCAAGAAGGGCCTGTCGAGGAAGGAAGCGCGGACGCGGTTGCGGGGAGTCAGAGTCAAGAAGTTGCCCGCACGCTCGCGCAAGAAGCACTAGGAAGGACGCGAGTGAAAATCTTCGTAGACGTGGGGGCGCATGAGGGGCAGACAATCGAGGAAGTGGTCAAGCCCGAGTACGGCTTCGACATCATCTACGCATTGGAGCCGATGCCGAAGCAGTTTGACACTCTCGAACGCAATTTCTTGGGCGATCCCCGAGTCAAGGCCCGGAACGTGGGCCTGGGGGCCGCGAACGCTTCCGTAGTGATGTACGGCGGCAACGAACAACTGGAGGCGTCCATTTACGGCGACAAGAACGACGTGGACGAGAATATTCACACTCTCGTCAAGATGCTGGATGCCGAAGACTTCTTCCGGGCGCTACCGGAGGGTGAGGTTTTTGTCAACATGAACTGCGAGGGCGCAGAGCTTCCCATCCTGACGCACTTGATCGATTCCGGTGCCATCGACCGAATCGACTATCTGCTGGTGGACTTTGACATCCGCAAAATTGCGCGGTTGGCAGACCGCGAAGCAGACTTGCGATTTGGGCTGGACGCATCGGCCGTGTCGTGGACGTGCGAATACCCGGTGGCCGAGACTCACCAGGAAATGATCGGCGCTTGGCTGCGGGGTGTGTTGTGATTCCCGACACGAAATACGGAGAGTGGGACTACAAGAATGCGCTCAAACCGTTCCCCTATGACGACACGCCGACTTACGAGATTGGCGGCGCTTGGGTCAGTGACCGCGGACTCGTTGAAGATTGGGGTTGCGGCACCGGTTGGGCTGCAAAGTACATCGAGAAGGCTGGGTATCGCGGCTTGGACGGAGCGTGGTCCCGATGGGCAACTCAGGTGGTGGACCTTCGGGAATACCGGTCGAACGTGCCCTGCATTTTCATGCGGCACGTGTTGGAGCACAATGCCGACTGGCGCTTGATTGCAGACAACCTAGCGCATTCGTGGACCGACCGGGCTGTGGTTATCTTGTTCATTCCGCCGCAGCCGGAGGAACTGGATGTAGGTGGACCCGACTGGCCGGTGCCGGACATTGCGGTTAGCGGACCCGAACTGTTCGACCTGCTCGCCCCGTCCGACATGCCCGAGGTCAAATTCTACGTCCAGGAGCTTCACTACCCGCCCGAGGACAGCATCCAGTGGGGTTGGGAAGGCGTCATCATGATGGAACGTGCCTGAGTGGCATGGGCCGATTCCCGTCCACACTGTGGACCGAATCCGAGTGGTCTATGTAGAAGTCCCAAAGGCGGGCTGTACTTCCATCAAATGGGCGTTAGCTAAGTACCGAGGCGACGGTCGGCCCCCGCAGGGGGAGGACATTCATCGGTGGTTTGGTTACATCGAGGCACGCAATCCAACCCAGCTGCACGAATGGCTACAATATCGTTGGCCGGGTTGGTTCAGGTTCACGGTGGTTCGTGACCCTGTGACGCGATTTGAGTCCTTTTACTGGGGAAACAAGTACGGTGAAGAGGGCGACATAAACAGGTACGTCAGGAGGGGGCGAATCAATGAGGCGATGCGACACGATATTCACGCGGTTCCGCAGACAACCTTGCTGGGTAACACGCTATCCGACTTCGATTTCGTGGGACACACTGAAAACATGGACGAGGTTGCCAAGGTGTTGAGCGAAGCCGCGAATCGGAAGGTGAAGATTCCACACTTGAACGCGTCGCCTATTGAGCGAGTGCCCACCCTAGCAGCCACTCGCCGTCGCTTGCGCACGCTCTATCGTCGCGATATGAGGACCTTCGGCTATGTCTGAGCCCAAGGTGGCTATCGTCGTTCCATGGCGCGGAGGCGACCGGGACCGTGAACGAGCCTGGCGCTGGACCCGCGAATGGTGGGAGCAATTCGGCTGGCCGGTCCATGAGGTTGAGCACAAGCCACCCGTTCCGTTCAATCGCTCCTGGTGCATCAATGAAGGTGCACGACGGGCTGGCGAGTGGGATGTTCTAATTGCCATCGACGCCGACGTGTTCGAAGAGAACCACGAGCAAGTGCATGAAGGTGTGAGGGTGGCGTGGGACACCGGTAAGCTGGTTGTTCCGCATTTGGTGGGAGCCGACCTTTCTCACCGGGGCACCGACCTCATGTTGGCCGGTCAGAGTTGGACTAGGAGCATTGTAGCCCGTCGGCCGGTGTGTACCTCGAGGGTTACCATCATACGGCGGGACCTGTTTGAGCGCGTCGGTGGCTTCGACCAGAGATTCCAGGGGTGGGGCCATGAGGATGTTGCGTTCTGGGCAGCGGCGGTTCCAATCAACGGCGTAGCTCAACTGCCGGGGACGTGCTATCACCTTTGGCACACTCCCAGCTTGCGAGCCGCCCGTGGGACTCGTGATTGGATGGAAGGCAAGAAGCTCGCGGACCGTTACCTCACAGCGTTTCGGAATGGACCGCCTGCGGTTGACGAGATACTCAATGAGCGGAAAGTGACCCAGCGCTACGCCCCGGAGCAAGCCCCTGGGACGGCGGAGGTCCCGGCGTATGGCTCCGTTGACGTGATTGTGCCCACGGCGGGCCGACGGGCCTACCTAGAGGCGACCCTGGCGTCCTTCAAAGAGAGAGTCAAGGGCAGTATCGGTCGCAAGACCATCCAGGACGATTCGGGCGACCCGGAGTTCGGTGAATGGCTTGCCACCCACTACGGAAGCGAATGGGACATCATTACGACTCCAGGCAAGACGGGGTTCACTGAGGCCATTCGCAGCTTGTGGGCCTACGAGCAGAGTAAGAACGGTGAGGGTTCGCCCTACATCTTCCACCTGGAAGACGACTTCACGTTCGACCAGGACATTAATCTGAACGACATGATTACCGTCCTGGAATCGGACCAGCGTCTCGCTCAAGTTGCCTTGCTGCGGGGTCCCTGGGCTGAGGACGAAATAAAAGCAGGCGGCATTATTCAGCAGCATCCGGGTAGTTACCAGTGGAAAGAAGCAGCTGGCCTCCCTTACATGCAACACCGGAGGTACTTCACCACTAACCCCTGCGTCTACCGGCGCGGACTCTTAGACCGGGGCTGGCCTAACATAAAGAACTCGGAGATTGTTTTCACGAAGCGGATGCGGGCGCGGTCAATGTACTTCGCCTACTTTGGAGACGGCACGCCAATGTGCACTCATATTGGCGACGAGCGTGTGGGGATTGGTTACTGATGCGCGACCCTAAAGTCGTCGTTTTGGTGCCGCTTCGCCTGGATGAAGCCGACCCGGCTCGCGCCAAGGCGTGGGACTTCACAAGAGAACACCTCGAGAGTTTTGGCTGGCCCATCTACACGGCCGATTCCGTTGGGCCGTGGAAACGAGCCGAAGCAATCAACCGGGCAGCCCGTGAAGCTGATATGGTGAGCGACGCTTCCTGGGACATCGCGGTTATCGCTGATGCCGACACCATCCACTTGCCGCAGGACTTGCGGAGTGGGGTGGTGTTGGCAGCGAAGCTGCAGACTCTGGTGATTCCGTGGCGCACGCGGTGGAAGTTGTCACAGGCGGGAACCCAGCGGTTCTACGAGCACGGGATTCCCGGCTACACGGCGGAGGACCTCGACAGGAAGGACCGCACGCGCACGCGGATGCCGCCCAAGGTCCGTGGCGGAACGACCATCGTTCCTCGTAACGTGTGGGGACGAGTAGGAGGCTTCGATGAAGGGTTCGTTGAATGGGGTCACGAGGATGTCGCTTTTCGAATCGCAGCGGCGACGCTTACGCCAGGCCGAATCAACGAGCTGTTCGGAACCATCTGGCATCTGTGGCATCCACGGAATATTAACCACGACCACCGTCATGACAACGACACCCGACTCGGACAGTACAACGAAGCCGACGGTAGCAAGATTCGCATGCTCGATCTGCTCAACAAGCTTGAGGTGTTGCCAGGAGTGCCATCGTGAAGCTCACCGTGGTCGTAGCGTTCCGTGATTCGTCGCCGGAGCAGGACCGAGCCCGATTGTGGAATTGGCTGCTTCCCAAGTACGGTCAGCATTTCCCCGGTTGCACCGTGGTCATCGGAACAGACAACGGCGAAGACCCGTTCCACAAAACCGTCGCCTTGAACCGGGCCGTCGCTGACGCCGATGACGGGTTCATCATGTTGAACGACACTGACACGTGGTGTCCAAGCTCACTGGTAAAGGCGGGCCTGACGATGTTGGCTGAGCATCCCGACTCGTGGGTGCGGCCGTGGAATCTTAAGCTGAAGCTGGGTCCCGACGACACGGAATGGGTCCTCAAGCATGGACCGGAGTGGGACGGCGAAGTGCCGGTGAATGCCGACCATCCGCTCCGCAGGGAAAACCTGAACACCTATTGGGCCGCGCCACCCTGGCTGTTCACGAAGGAACAATTCGACCGCGTTGGTGGCTTCGATGAACGATTCCGAGGCTGGGGACAGGAAGATGAAGCATTCTGTCTGGCGATGCGGGCAATCGTGGGCCGTCCTAAGACCGTCCTAGGGCAAGCCGTCCATTTGCACCATCCGCGTATCGGACGGTCCGGTAAAGACTGGTGGCCCGGCGAAGAGAAACTCGACACCCACCATCGACGCCCCAACGAGAAGCTAGTGGTTCAGTACAAGTCACTCGTCCGCCGTCCAAAAGACATGGAGCAGTTTGTGAGGTCGCGATGACAGTACCCTTCATTTCGGTAGCTGATCTTGGCAAGTACACCGGCCAGGATTTAAGCTCAAGTGACTTAGCGGTCATGATGGCGGATTCCGCATGCCAGATGATTCGGGACGAGATTGACCAGCTCATCAACTATGTTGAGGATGACGTGGTGACGCTGGACGGCAAGGACCGGAACATGCTCGTCCCGCCCGAGCTTCCCATTGTGGATGTGACCGAAATCACTATCGACGGTGGTGACCCGCTGGTTGCCGACGACGATTACCGTGTCGTCAACGAACGGACGATGATTCAGCGCCTGAGCAGCGGGGTTCCCGACGATGATGTCGTGTGGAGCCGCGAGACGGCTATCCAGGTCACGTACTCGCACGGCTGGGTGGTGAGCGAAGATGCCGTGGACGTGCCAGCCGGTAAGATTCGAGTGCCGTCCAGCCTCCGGGCAGTCGCGCTATCGTTAGCGGCGCTCGGATTGGTGGCTGGACGAACTGGAGTCGGTGGTGTGAGTTCCGAAACCATCGGCCGCTACAAGTACACCATCGACTCCAGTTCTTCGTCCTCGTCGAGCGGCATGATTCTAAGCGACGACCAGTTGAACATCCTCCACAAGTATTACGTGGAGGCGGTTGCGTGACCGTTGAGAGCCTTATGACTCAGCCTGCCACACTCAAGACCCTGACCGGGGAAACTCGCGGGGCTGCGGGCGGGTCCGAGCCCACCTACAGCGACACGGCGTTCACCGGCTACTTCGAGCCAGAGCCGCCGATTGGCCTGGAGGGTGAGGCTCTGCAAGTGGGCAACTATGAAATGGGTCGCTGGTTCGGTTGTGCGCCGCTCTCCCTAACGTTCACTGGTCACGATGTCATCGAGTACAATGGTGAGATACTCGAACTGACCGGCCCGCCCCGCAAGATGTGGAATCCGCGAACAAGCGCCTTTTCGCATTACGAGTTGTCGTTGCGGGTAGTGGAGGTTGACCAGTGACCACGATGAACTTGGAATCCGCCCTGTTCGACTACTTGACGTCGGACCCAGGCGTGGAAAGCCTGGTGGACGACCGAGTTTATCCGATGCGGGTCCCTGAGGGTGCAATCCTGCCCGCCATTTCGTACGGGCGCACGTCGGCGACTCGAACGTACACGTACGACTCGTTCGAAGACACCAACGCGTTCGTGCGGGTGCGGATGCAGTTCAACTGTTGGTCATCAAAGGCCGAAGAGGCCATGCAGGTTGGGGAGGCGGTGCTACTGGCACTAAGCGGGTACGACGGGGAACTGAGCGGTCAGCTCGTCGCAAGCGCGTTCAACGTGCTTGAACAGGACATGTATGAAGGTGAAACAAAGATGTACAGAAGGATGCTCGATTTCATGATTCTGTACGAAGATGAGCTAACGCCCAGCAGCTAGCCTGACTAGGAAAGAGAAGGAGGAACGTCGCAATGACGAAATACGCAGGACGCGGATTCACCGTCACGCTGGAAGGAGGCGACCCGCTTCCGCAGCTTCGGGAGTTCGGAGCGTTCGGTTCCACTCGCGCGCTCATCGACGCCACGGCTTACGGCGACGACTGGACGGACTTCGTGACGGGCCTGCAGGACGGAGACGAGGTAGCGTTCACCATCGCCTACGACCCGGCCGACGTGGACCACACCGAGTTGATCGACGCTTACGACAACACCGATGGCCGGGTTACCTTCACGGTGGTCCACACGGCCTCGGGTTTCGAGGCGTTCATCAACTGCATCATCAACGCGCTCCGGCGCGAGTCGCCAATCGACGGTCTGTTCGCCCTCTCGGGAACGCTCAAGATCGTCAACCCTGGCGTCGTTGTCCCAACGTAACACTGAAAGCCCCTAGCACTTCGCACCACCAGCACGTGACCATGAACATCTATTGAAGGGGGCACCACAGTCATGAGACTTACTGCCGACGCGATTCGCGCCGTTGACGACCTTGTATACGAGGACGTGGAGGTTCCCGAGTGGGGCGGGTCCGTCATTGTCCGAGGTCTAACGGCGAAGGAACGAGACAACTACGACCGGGAAATCATCCGCGTAGACAACCACGGCAACACCTCTTTGGGGCGCTTGGAGAATCTCCGGGCGCTCCTCGTTGTGCGCTGCCTCGTCAACGAGGACCACACCCGAATGTATCGGGACGCTGACGCCAAGTGGCTTGGCGAGAAGTCGTCCAAGGTCATCGGTGAACTCTACGACGTGGCGGCACGGTTGAGCGGCATGCGAGCCGAGGAAGTTGAAGAGGTTGCGGCGGATTTAGACGGCGACCAGCCCGACAGCAACTCTTCCGAGTAGCGCTCGCGCTGGGAATGCCGGTTGGGGTGCTGCTGGACGGTATCCCGAGAATGGAGCGGTGTGGGTGGCGGGGCCGCAAGGAGCGGCAAGTCGGCTGGGTTTCGCCACCCATTTCCGCGCTTGAACTACAGGAATGGAGCGCGTTCGAAATGGTGAACGGGCCTATTCTGATTCACGACCGCATTGAGACAAGCATCGCGATTGCGGCCATGACTTCGGCGGCTCCATACACCGACAAGAATCGACCCAACAAGCTCAGCGATTTCATTCCGGTGTGGGACCACGTGCTGGCGTCCAAGCCGAAACAATCGGCCGACGACATCATGGAAGCGATCAAGTCCATGGCAATCAAGAAATACGACCAGGAGGAAGGGAGGGACGTGTTCTATGGCGACAGCGGTGACGTTCATCCCTAATCCTGCGTTGGAAGCAGAGTGGTACAGCAGCGCAGAAGCTAACCTAATGATGACCAGCATTGGCGAACAGATTCGGTCGATCGCTAAAGGTCTGTGTCCAGTTGACACGGGCCTGCTGGCTAGTTCGATTGAATCGTTCGTGGGATTTAGCGAAATGGGTCGTCTCGAAGTGATGGTTGGCTCGAGCGTTCGCTACGCCGGATTCGTGGAGTTCGGCACGTCCAAAATGGCTGCGCAGCCTTACCTGCGCCCGGCGCTCGACTCGGTGATGTAGAATGCCACTTGATGGTGGAGTTGCGATTGTCCGCGTTGTTGCGGATGCATCGAAACTAAATCAGACCATTCTTCAGTCCACGCGTGGGGCTACAAGCGGTATCTCCGGGTTGGGCGCGAAAATCTCCGGCGCTCTGAGCAATCCGTTCGTAGTTGCCGGAGCCGTAGTTGCCGGTGTTACGGCCAAGATGGGCTACGACTTCGAAGACGCGTTCACTCGCATTGACGCCATTTCGAATGCCAGCAGTAAGGACATTGCCTTATGGCGTGAGCAGGTCATGACTTTGGGAGCGGAGACTGCCCAATCACCGAAAGACTTAGCGGACGCCCTTTACTTTCTAGCGTCTGCTGGTCTTAAAGCAAATGAGGTCTTTCCCGCCCTGGAAGCGAGTGCGAAGGCCAGCGCGGTGGGTCTGGGGTCGGTCGCCCAGGTCGGGTCCGTCGTGGCTGCGGTCTTGAACGCGTACGCGGGCTCTGGACTACGGGCGTCCGATGTAACCGACACCCTGTTCGCCGCCGTCCGAGAGTCACGAGCGGAAACAGACGAGTTCGGCCAGACCTTGGGTCGATTGCTGCCAATCTCGTCCCGAGCGGGAATCTCGTTCGGTGAGCTAGCCGGTTCCTTGGCGTCACTGTCCAACATCGGTTTGGACGTGTACGAGGCATCAACCGCCATGCGAGCTGCGATTCAGGCCATTACCGCCCCCGGCGAGAAGGCTGCTAACACCATGAACGAAATGGGCATCTCTGCTCAAGAGATGCTCGACGCCATCCATGAACAAGGGCTCTTGGGGGCCCTAAAGTACCTTGATAAGCAGATCAAGCTGAACACATCTTCGGAATCCGAGTACCTTCGGGCTTTCCGTGATATCGTCCCCAACGTTCGTGCCCTGACCGGCGTTCTCGGTCTAACGGGTGCGAACCTGAAGCATGTCCAGTCCATTTTCGAAGCAACTACAAACGCGACCGGCGACTTGGCGGCAGGCTTAGAGGTCGTCCAGGCCGGACCAGCGTTCAAGTTCAGAGAGGCTCTCACCAAGCTGGTCATCACCGGCACTCAGCTTGGAATGCACGTCCTACCGGCCATCACCGACCTTCTAAGCGTGCTTGGGCCTATTCTGGAAGTAGTGGCGCGGAACGCGAAGGCGTTGCTGCTCGCCTTCTTGGGCTACAGGGCGCTCATGTTCCTGCCAACGCTGTTGGGTGGCATTGCAACCGCGCTCGGGCTACTTGGATTGGGTGGCGGGGCAGGCGCGGCTGCAGGCGCGGCTGCTGGCGTGTACAAGTTCGGTCAGGCTGCAAAGTACATGGGAACAACAGCAGCTGCAGCTAATAGTGCCCTTGGTGCAGGAGCAGCAGGAGCCGGTGGAGCCGGATTCCTGGCGGCGCTAGCGAAGGTAACTCCGGCTGGAGTCAAAGCCGCAGCTGGGATGTTCGCTATTGCTTACGCGATAGGCGACGTTAGTGCGCAGGCCGATACGTCCAAGACGCGATTGGAAGACGTGAATAATCGGCTTAAGCTGATTGCCAACTTGCAGAATAATCTCCAAGCTGGTCGCTTCAAGGGTGGGGCGCTGGCGGACCAAGCGGGCCCGCTGGCGGAGACTCGTGAGGAAATCCAAGCAACGATTGACCAGTTGATGATTTTACCGGACAGCCTGCAAGCCAATGCACAAGCGTTCCAGTTGGCTGCCAAGTACGGCTACGAATACAGCGATGCGCTCTATATCGTTAATTCTAATGGTATGGAAGGTGCGCAGCATTCTAGGCAGGTTACCAAGTCGATTCGGCAGCAGATTAGAGCGTTCAAAGATGGCAAAGATGCTGTCAACGAAGCGATTCCGGTCTACATGCAATGGGGATTCGCAACCAGGGAGGCGTTCGGCAAGTTCCAGGAGGCCATTCAGGAGACATTGCAAACGGGCATCGGCGAATTCGAGAAGTTTGAAGATGCCTTTGCTCCTGCTTCTGTAATTAAGAAGCAGCTAGAACTTGCTATTCGCATTTCCCGGCAGAAGGTCAACGACCTCAAGGAAATCTTCGCCGACGACAGCTTAAACCGTTCCACTAAACTAATGTTGGCGAGTCTGCCAGCGGACGTGAGGCACATTTGGGCTGTTTCCGATGATGCTGGCAAGGCTGAAATCTTGAAGCTGGGCAGAAACTGGACCCGTCTACAGAACACCAACGTTGGCAAGATCATGAATCCGTTGAAGGGCATGAAGGACAAGGCCAAGACACACGGCCGAGCGGTTCCGGAGGGTGTACGGGCCGGTATTGTCGAAGGAACCCCGGCGGCTGTGGCTGCAGCGAGGTCGCTTGCCAATAAGATTAACAACGTCATGGCGACCATCTGGAAAGTTGCATCGCCGTCGAAGGTAACTCACCAGTTCGGCGCGTGGCTGATTGAGGGTCTAATCAATGGAATCAAGTCTCGCGAGGCGGCACTAACTAACACTATCGAGCACGTAACCGACGTGCTAATGAAGCAGCTGGATAAGGCTAGAGAAGCTCTGCAACAGGCAAAGGACGACAAGAAGGCGCTCGCTCCGTTCGAGGCGGCGGTGGAGGTTGCTCGCGGTCGTGTGAAGATGGCCCACGAACTTGAGAAAATGGCCAACCAGGCGCAGAAGGCGCTTGATAAAATCATTAGTAAGTTCAAGGAGTTCAAGTCCTCCATCCGCGATGGGTTCTCCGACTTCAAGGACCTTGGCGGCATTATCAGTGACGCCTTGAAGCAGTACCAGGACGACTTGAAACAGTACAACGAGGACATGATTCAGTACCAAGAGGCGTTGGCTGACTACATGCTCCAAGTCCACCAGCCTGGTGATAAGCCACCCGAAGCTCCAACGGCTCCTTTGCCGCCTGATTACGCCAACATCATCGCGCAGACTGTCGCCAACGCCCAGCGGTTGGCTAAGGACCTAATTCTCGCTGCCAAGGCGGGCCTATCAAAGGCGCTGCTGGCTCAGTTCGCCGCGCAAGGTGAAGCGGGAGCCAACGCGCTCGAAGCGTTGTTGGCCAATCCAGCGTTGATTGCTCAGCTGAATGCGGCCTACCAAACCATCAATGCCGCTGCGAACAACACAGCCGAGGCGTTGGGAGCCAAATTCTTCGGCAAGGCCATCCGTGAGGCGACTCACGAGTTCAATAACGCTGTTCATGCTCTGCAGAAGTTCATCATTGCCATGATAAAGGCCATGATTGACGTGGGCGGGGCTAGCGCAGCGCTTAAGGGTCTCCTTGCCAACCTCCAACAGCAGCTGCAGAACGCTGGAAATGCTGGAAATGCTGGAGGCGGTGGAGGTGGAGGCGGTGGCGGCGGGAACGCCCCCGGCCCTGGCAACAATTGGGGGTCTGGCTGGGGTGGAAACATGCCGGGCGTACCCAACGCTCCACCATGGCAGCCAACCTGGAAGCCGACTTGGGAACCCACTTGGGAACCATCGTGGAAGCCCAAGGGCGATGTCTACGTGACTGTCAACGGTGACGTGACCGGCAAGGAAGTTGTCAATAAGGTGCGCGACGAGCTAATCCGCATTGGGCGGAATAACGGAGGGACGGGCCTGTGAGTTTTACCATTCCGAATAAGGCGGTTACTTACCCGTTCCAATCGCGCTGGTTCCAGTCCGACATCGACATTATTCAAAATGCGGCTGGTGGTCGGTATGGTGTAATCGACCCTGGCTGTGTGGTTACTGCAAGCGTTGTGCCCGCGATGACGGTCGAGGTCGCCTCGGGTCAGGTGGTCATTGCGGGTGTTCGATACGACATAAGCGCGGACACTGTTGCTATTGTTGACGCCGACCCGCTGTTGCCACGTTTTGACACTGTTGTGGTTGCGGACGATCAATTGGCAGGCGTGTTGAGCGGCACCCCGGACGCGGCTCCGTTCCCTCCGTCTCCTGCGTCGGACCAAGTTGGAGTAGCGCAGGTGTTTGTCCCAGCCGGTGCCACCGCCGTGTCGAATGGTCAGATTGTTGACAAGCGTATTCTTGTCGCGGACCCGGTTGCGGCGACAGGATGGAGTCGGTTATCGGCGTCAACGGACCTTGTACGGTCCAACCAGGCCACGCGGACGTTTGACTCCGTACTGTCGTTCGCGGCGCAGGCGAACACGAAGTATCGGGTCCGGGCTCAGGTAGCGTGGGTCGCTGCTGTAGGAAGCCTTAATAATTTAAGCTGGGGAATCGCTGGGCCACTGTCTCCTGACTTCATCGTTGGGACGGGAGTCAACTGGTATCCGGCTTATGGACAAACCGCGCAGACGATGGGAATCGGCACGGCGCAGTACAACGTGGCGATTGGTGTTGGACCGAATGTGGCGGGGAGTCCTGGAACCAACACCTACGGGGTTGCCACGTTCGACCTAATCTTCTGGAACGGGGCGAATGCGGGGACGTTCGGTGTCGCGTGGGGACAGCAGATTGCCTCCGCGCCAACCATGACCCGTAAGGCGGGGTCTTACCTTGAATACGAGATCGTCTAAACGATGACGCTCTGGAAGCATGACGGCTTCGCCCACGGGAGTGTTGCGACAGGCACGGGCGGTATTTACGATTCTGTTCAGGCGTCCCCGTCTATTGTCACGTCACCCGTTCGCTTGGGGACGCACGCACTTCGCATCAACGCAGCTGGCGCGGCAACCCGTGTAGCGTATACTTTACCGACTGGAACACGGCAGGTCGTCGAAAGCTTCTACGTCTATCTTGAGGACCTTCCCGGCGCGGTTGTGCAGCTGGCGACCATCGCCAACGCCAGCGGTCCTGGGTATTTCCAGTTTGATTCGGGTACGGGGCGATTCGCTGTTTCTATCAACAACTTGGGACGAACGTCGGTCGGCCCGGCTTCTGTTGCAGCTGACACGTGGTATCTTGTTGACCTGATTTACGACTGTTCCACTGGTACTGCGTCTATCACAGCTCGAATCAATGGTGGTGCCCCGGTTGCGGTTACGCGAGCGCAGCTTGCTGCAGATGCCTCGTCAGTATCCCTCGGCACACAGTCGGCGCAGACGTTTGATTGTTACTACGCAGACTGGGAAATCTCGCTAGATACAGCCGACTACCCCATCCTTGACCACTGGGTTGAGTCGCTAATCGTTACCGCCGACGGCACTCACAATATTGCCACGCTCGGTGACTTCGATTCGTTTACTGGGACTAACTTCGACAACGCCACCACGACCGGCTACACATTCATTGACCATCGACCGTTGCAACTGGCGAATACCGCCGACGCTGTTATTCGTCAAGACACAGGCACCACAACCGACTACATGGAATTCCTGTTCGAAAACTTGACTACAACGGTGGGGACCGTGCAGGCCGTTCGACCGTACGCCTCCGCCATTGAGTCGGGCGGCGGCACGTCGGTCGCGGAAGTGCGGCTGTTGCTCTCCACGAATACCGAGGTCTCGGTTATTGACCCGACCACCGGTAACGTCTCAGTGATTGACGCGACCGACGATATTCTTGCAACAGTCAACCTGTTCAAGCGGATGGCGAACGACCCATCCGGTGGTTGGGACATCTCGAAGGTCAACGGGCTAAAGGTCCGGCTCGGATTCGGTGACGCCGTTCCTGACGTTAATTTCATCGACGTGATGGTTGAAGTTGCCATCAAGCTAGCGACGAACGCTACCCCTACCAGGGTCGCAGCGGTCGCAGCGGTGGCCACTCCAACGATTCCACTGTCGGCCACCGCAAGCCCCGACCGTATCAACCGAGTCGTCGACATTCCGACCCCGACGATTCGGATGACGTCGACTCCGACTCCGACGCGAATCGCGGCTGTCGCGGCGGTCCCGATGCCCTTTGCCATCGCGGGCGGTAGTGCGTCAGCCAACCCGCTCGTGGTTACGGCGCGGGCTTCGCTTCCATCGCCTACCATTACGGCGACTGCTCCAACCACATTCGAGGACTTTTATTCGGCTGGGTACGGTCAAGGCTACGAGTCTATCGTCGTCGAACCGCCGGTAGTTGTTCCACCCCCGCCACCACCCCAAGCCCCGACTCCATCGTTGCGGGTGCTGATCGACTTCGAAAACGACCTAAGCCCGTTGTCGGGCCCAATGCCGATACCAGTGTTCACGGACGTCACGGAAAAATTGCTCGCGCTGCCCGTCTCAGTCACAAGAGGACGCAAGCGTCTCATGGACCGCATTGAAACAGGTCAGCTGTCGATGACGTTCAAGGATGTGGACCGAGCGCTCGACCCGTCGAATCAGGACTCGCCTTACTACCCCGGCGTTGCACCGGACCGACGCATCCGGCTGGAAGCGGTGATTCCATGGGAGACGGATGCCTTTACAATGTGCAGTTCCTACGTCGGAGACGACGACATTGTGGGTGGCGGGCTAACGTCCCACTACATCTCAATCTTCGACGGACTGACGGACGAGTTTACCTACAACTTCCCCGGTCCTGGGAAATACGCGACGGTGGACGTGCGGTCGTCGGACGTATTGGCTCTAGCGGCTCGGGACGAAGTAAGCATCAACACGCCCTACACTTACGTGTGGATCGCTTACGAATCAATATTGGACACTCGCGCCTACATGGGACGCGACGAAACAACCCTGGACCCGAACACTCAATCCCGATTCCGCGACATCGACCAGGACACCACCATTGTTGCGATTCATAGCGCGTTAGAGAACATGACGGCGGCTCTTGATTTGGTGACGGCTTCGGGGGGCGGGAACTTCTACATTGGGCGGGACGGTCGACCAACTTATCGCTCTCGCGATGCTCTGAACGAGCCCGTCAAGATGACTTTTGCGGTGGACGCGGAGCGTTATCGGGACATACGATTTTCGTTCGACAACGCGCTGCTCATCAACGATGTTACAGTGAATGGGTATAGCATTGGGCCGTTTGGAACCACCGAAACCTCCATTCACGATGAGGACGCTGCTAGTAAGCAGAAACACCCTGGACGGCCCCCTTTGTCCCTTGACACCCTTCTAACCGACTCGGGAGTGATGGCTGAACGAGCAAGGGAGATATTGGCTAACTTCGCGTACGCCACCCGCTACGTGGCTAGTCTTGAAATCTCGCAAGTCTCCACGGATTGGTTCGCCGTTTTGTCGTGCGACTTGTGGGACAAGATTAACCTCTCCGTGGTATTGCCGAATGGCGATATCATCGGACAACCCTCACTCATTGAAGGCATCGACATCACCACCAATAACTTCCGAGAGTGGAGCGTTACCTGGTGGCTGTCCGTCCCGCCGTCGTTCCAAATGCTGACGGTCCAGGACAAAAGCTTCGAGAATGGCAGCGAAGGAAGCTGGGAAGCTGTAACTAACTGCACCATTGAATCGACGAATCAAGAGTGGTCCATTTGGCACACCGGCCCCAACCACATCGAGCGCCAGGGTTACAGGCCGCTGGCAGCGCCCAACGGCTCATACGCCTTGTGGCTCAAGGCAGCAGCGGCTGGCGAATTCTTCGCGCACAGCGGACCTTACCCGGTCGTGGGGCGCGCCTTGTACCAGGCGGAGTACAAAGTTCGGCAGGCGCGGTTTTTGGAGGACACCACGGCAATCCCCGGCTATGGTACCACCAACGGTGGACCGTTCAGATTGGACTTAGAATGGTACGACGAGAACGACGTTCTGCTGTCGACGGACCTTGGAGCAGAAGTGCTGTCGTCGTTCGGTTGGACGCAGTGGGTCCTGGTGACGCAGATTAAGCGCGCTCCGACCGGCGCGGCGTTCGTCCGCGTTCGCGTCGGGTCCACCAGGACCGTGCAGTCGGGAATGTTCGTGGATGATGGGCTACTGACGCGAATTGTGGGCTAAGGAGGGAATGTGACCGAACTACCTGTCAATGTCGACTCGGCCTACGCGGACGACGCGACGCATCCTGATGTAAAGATTCACCAGCAACATCACGACTTCCTGCACTACCTCTACAACCTGTTCGAGCAGGCCATCGAGGATGGAACAGGGACTTGGGACGATGGCGGTATTCCGTTCTGGGTCGCAGGTGATGGGGAGTTCAGCATCATCGACCCCGGGATTTCCGGCTCACCAGGCCCCACGGGACCGCAAGGGCGCGGGTTCCTGTTCATGGGCGTGTGGTCGTCCGGGACGGCGTACAACGTCGCCACGTCCAACTCACCGGAGGCGTACGAGGTTGTGCAGTACGGGCGACACCTTTACTACGCGCTTACGGACCACACGAACTCCACCCCGACCACCGACGCCAATGGTTATCCCACGGCCTCGGCCAACTGGGGTGTGTTCCTAACGGGCGGCTTGGACGGGGCAACCGGCGTTCCAGGAGCGGACGGTTCTCAAGGCCCAATCGGCTTGACTGGACCATCGGGGCCTTCGGCCGAGGTTGGCGACATTATCACGTCATCCGGTTCTACGCAGACGCTTGACAGCGCCGACGCCACCTACTACAAGATTACGCTTACCGACGATTGCACGATCAACCTCGCGGACACGACCGGCGAGGCGGCTTCGGCTATGACCATTCGATTGTTCCAGGGAGTGGGCGCACCGTGGCTCGTGGACTTTCCGGACGTATCGTCCTGGTTCACCGCTTCCGGGGCGGCTCCAGTTTTGGGGACGACGGAAGGCGATGCGACCGTCATCGTGGTCGATCACTTCGACGGCGAATGGTTCGGCTACGCGCCCGGTGTTTCGGCCACACCGCCGCCCGAGACGTTCCCCACCCTCGACTTCGAGGAATGGGGTGTTGGCTCGTCGGACGGACAGAACAAGCTCGACACGCTTGGCACCGCTACGTGGGTGCTCAATTCGGCGGTCCAGCTGGGAAACAAGAGGGGTGGCGTGGTGGGCGTCGTGCTCACGACGGACAACTCCGTGACGCCGCCCGTCCCGTCCCTGGCCGGTGGCGGGGCATCCGCCTGGACGGTCATCGGCAGCATTGCCTGGGGTACGGGCACCGTACTTCGCAGGCTTACACTGTTCGCTGCGCGGGATAGTTCTAGTTCAGCGGCGGCTCAGTTCACAGTGACGGCCATTCAAGCTGGAGTGAGCTACACCAACTGTGTTATCAAGGGTGTCAGGTCCACGGGCAACGTCCCCTCGACGTGGATGGCCACGATGCTGGGGAACTTTGCTACAAACAACAACATCCTCACGGGGAACTCGTCGGCGCAGCTTGCAACTCTGGCAGCGTTGGCCTCTGGCAACCGTCCCATCGCGTGTCTGGCGACGAACCTCGACACCACCTACACTTACGACACCAACTACGCCATTATCGGCTCGACGCAGCTTGGCACCGGGCCGACCATCGAGCTTCACTTCTTCTGGGACGCA